ACTATATCCCGATTATCACAACAACTCATTTTATATCCCCACTTAAGAATTCCTTATATCGATGTAATGCTTTTTTTTCAGTATTTCCTAATATCAATAGACATTCCCTTATATTCATTTTCATTTTTATATCACCCCTAATATTATAGGTTAGAATGAATTGATAAAACTATTGTTGGAATAGCCACAACACCTAATTTTAACATATAGTTTTTAAAATTCTGAAATTAGAAAATGGTTTTTTACAAAAAATTCTTACTCAACATTATAAGACAATGTAAATGCGTGTTCTTATCGTATAATCGTTATAGGGAATAGGGGTGATTTTTCATACCTAATGGGTAATGGGTTTTTTATATGCTTACTATATCCCGATTATTTTATATCGTGCTATCCCGATAGCAGAAAAGTAAGGGTTATTATTGAACAATCCCCCCAATAGTTTTCTCATAATTGCCCAATGTTCGATATACGGTGTATTTCCTATGAGAACATAAACCACACTACTGAATAGGGGATTTAACACATAAAATAAGTAATCGTTATAGAGAGTCTATAAAATTCAAGAACACTATTCCACTTTTCCGGTAGTGTCACTCTTTCCAACCTATTTATACCTTTTAGATATCCCCTTAGCACTCCTTTTAATAAGGTGTACACTTTTAAATTATATGTACACTTTAAATATATACATACTTTATAAGTTAGATTGTATTTTTAAACTCTGCCCTCCATAGATAATCTGAGATATTAATTGGCGCTTATTTGAAGGTAGGCGAGATTAAAATATCAGGACACTTAGAGCCCCTATAGGCATGGGTTAGTAATCCATTTGTATATATCCTGATAATTAGTATCTCACTTAGTGGGCATTATGTAATATATACTAATTCTTAGGCAAAATAGGATATTGACATTCCTTCTCAAGGAGGAGGAGGGAATTCTAGGCGCATGTAATTCATTTTTAAAGGATAATATAGATTAGATTAATGGGAGTGAATTTTAGAGGGATAGTATAGGATTTATAACATATAATTAAAAAAAAATAATATATGTGAAAAAAGTTTAATTATAGAATATAAATCTTATACCTTATTAGCGCACTATAATCGAACTACAATGTTAACAAACCAGGAGTTAGCAGAACAAACTGGGCTGGATATTGTCGACTTTGTGAAGAAGGGCGCAACTGATTTCAAGTTTTGGGCAGAGACGCTTTTTCCAAAGATAAAGATAATGTCCTTCCATCTTCGATGGGTCGATTTGTTCTATACTAATGAAAGAGCATGTATAATTGCTTTCAGAGGGAGCGGCAAGTCAACAATTCTTGGTGTGTTCTTCATGCTTTGGATTTCCTTCTATCACAAAGACAAGAACATGCTCATTGTCTCCCACAGTATGCGTGATTCAACTAAGCTGATTAGGGAGATGCGAAAACACATTAATACAGTAGAACTTCTTAATAACAGGTTATCGCCTAAAAACAGAAACTATACCTGGACAAAGACTGAAATAAATACTGCCACTGGTTGTCGAATTCTTTGCAAACCCTATAGCGACCAAGCTCGATCAGAGCACGTTGATTATATGCTATTAGACGAGGCATCAGACTTTGTAGACCTTACAATATATGAGAGTGTTTTACTTCCAATGGTTCTCAGATACAAGGGACATATAATGACTATAGGCACTCCAAAAACAGAGATAGACTTATTAGCAAAGTTAAAGGAACCCGATTCAAGATATCTTGTTGAAGAATACCCTGCCGAGAATGATAAGGGTGAATTGCTTTGGGAAAAGGTATTTCCTCAGAAAGAGCTGAACAAGATAAGGAAAGACCAAGGCGAAATCGCCTATGCGAGAGAATATCTCCTTACGCTGAGAGGAAGCGGCACTCAAGCAATTAGCAATGAGGCAATTATCCAATCATTTGACGACAATCTTTCCCTAATATCAAAGAAGTCTGATGAAGAGGATAAGCACTATTTCATGGGATGCGACTTAGCACTATCCCCGGATGGCGACTATTCGGTGTTTACCGTTGTTGAAAGGACTCCTGACAAGAAAATAATAATAAGAAACATAGAAAGGGTGAGAGGAATGGATCCAGAATCTCAGGCAAGAATTATTTCAGACCTCTATCTACGATTCAAGCCACTCGTACTCTATGTTGATGAGTCAGTTTTTGGAAAGAGCTTAATCATTAGGCTCCAAACAGAATATCATGTTCCAGCGAGATCCTGCAAGTTCGATTCCTATACAAGAAACTCAATAATCGGGAATGTAGTGGGAATCTTTAACCATCCCGATGGCTCGAGAATAGTCATTCCAAGAAACATGAATGACGCCAAGACATCAATGCTAACTAATGAATTATGGAAAGAGCTAACTGCGGTATATCCGGGTGTGACCAAGACCGGATTAGATACTTACAAAACAGTCAGCGCACATGACGATATGTTAATGAGTCTTGGAATGGCTTGTAGAGCGGCCGAAGAGATGATATCGTCCCATCTTCACATAAGGTCATATTAAAGAACAAGAAAAATGCTCAAACTCAAAAAATTGTTCGACTCGAATTTGTCTACAACTTACTCAGATGATAAAGGCAATCTGATAAAAGTGTACTCAGACGGAATGAGCATGAACGGCAAGTATATAAAATTAAATAAACTTGAGGAAATAATCAAGCTTATTAAAGAACGAAATAAAATAAAGGTAAAAGAAAATGCCAAACATATTTGAATTGTTAGGAAAGAAAAAGACTCCTAATCTGATTCCCAAGTCAATGGGCATAAAGACAGGAGAAGAAGTTAAACGAGTGGCGCAAGAGGAGTTAGAGAAAGAATATATAATGGATCCAGTTCTTTTCAACGGCATTAATGTCTATGTAAAGATGGCTCTCACCACTAAGCCAGAAATAATCTGCTCCAACGAGCGTGAGCAAAAGATAATGGATGATTTCAGAAAGCGAACCAGACTTGATGGGCTAGTTCTTCCATCTATGGTTCAACACTTGTGTATCTATGGAAAATCTTGGAATGAAAAAGTGTTTAACGATCCCAGAAAGAATAACGGAAAGAAAATTATCATTAAGCTAGATCCAATGGATCCCAAATTCATGGACTTCAGAAGAGATGAATATACCAAAAGGATAATTTGGGACGAGTATGGAGAACCAGCTTCTTATGTTGAATACTTGAAATTTGATATCCCTCGACAGCCAGTTGAAATAACACAACTGGGCAAGCGTGCCATAGAATTCCCCAAAGACAAGATAGAATACACTCCCCTTTACACTTTGGGCGATTCATGGGAAGGAATAGGATTGATAGAACCTTCCTATAATTCGGCAAGAAGGAAGTTTGAAACACTACAGGGAATTGCCCATTCCATAAAAAGAGTAGGATTCCCCTTAGTTGGACTAGAAGTGGGAACCGATTCAGTTTTTCCGACACAAGAAATGATAGACAATGCTGCAGAGGAATTCAAGAAGTTGGACGAAAAAACAACAATCGCTTATCCAAATTATGTAAAGCCTACGATAATAGAGTCGAAGAATATAGAGAGGATAAGGAAAAATGCTGACCTTTTCACTGAAGAAGAAATAGCAGGACTGGGATTGCCCAGAGCATTGGTAATGGGAAGTGGGGAATCTACTAACAGATCCACATTAGAAATGCAAATGATTCTGGTATTTCAGACGATGGGCATGATTCAAAACAGAATTTCCATCTCAATGGAAGACCAAGTATTTCCAGAGCTGGTGGAGGAATTCAATTTTGAGGAAACTCCCGTACTCAAATGGGCAGACCCTTCGGAAAGCTTTATGAAAAAGGTAAAGAAAGTTTCTAGGTTCCTTCCAAAAGCGAAACAGCCAGAAGAACGACCTGAAGAAGAAGATAAAGAAAAGGAAAAACAATCTTCTCTTTTTGAGGATTTTGAGGAAAAATGAGTGCAAAATTTAAGATAGGAGATAAAGTTATGGTAAATGGAAAAGCACCTTATTCAAATTTTGATATTTTAGAAGTAGTTGAAATAGGTGATAGTTCACAAATGGTGTCAGTAAAGTGTAATAAGTATGGAGGTTATACCGACTACATTCATGAAGAATATTTAGATATCCTTAAAGATTTTTATAAAAATAGAGAAAAATGAAATTACTCTTTTTAGGAACTGGGCCTAATGAACCAGTTGTACGATCAGGATCAAGAAATAGTAGAACTAACTCTAGCCTTCTGATAAAACATAATGGTAAAAACATACTCATAGATTGCACACCCCAATTCGAGAAACAAATAAAAGAGAACGATATTGATACAATAGATTCAGTCATATTAACTCATGGACACAGTGATGCAATTGGTGGGCTCAATCAACTTGATGAGTTGTTAAAAAAGCAAGATAGGAAGATAGACTTTTACTTGGAAGGAGCAACTAGTATGGTTGTTATCAATAAATTCAAATTAGAGCAATTTAACAGGATTCCAATATCTCCCAATACAAAGTTTGAATCCTTTGGGTTAAAGATAACACCATTTAGAGTAAAGCATTTTGAAGCGTTCCCAGCCGATGGAAAGAAATTCCCCTGTCTGGGCTTTAGAATAGAAGATTAAATTAATAAAGAAATAAGAAAAATGGCTGTAGTATTATATGCCGAGGATATGGAGGATATGCCCGAAGCATCGGAGAAGTATTTTAAGAATGTAGATTATCTAATTTGCGATGCTGCAATGTATTTTAATCGTTATATCAGAGGACACATGAATGTCCAGCAAGCCCTTGCTTTAGTCAAGAAATATGATCCAAAAGAGGCGATATTGACTCAAGCAGGCCACACTTATCCCACTTATGATAAGTCTGTCAATGAGATTAGAGACTATTGGTATAGTATCAAGGGCGATTCCACATCGAAAATTCATCTATCCTTTGACGGATTAGAGATTGATACTAAGTCTAAATCCAACTTACAAGATGAATTTGAGCTGATGCAACAACCATTTGGCTCACCTGGTGGGAAATTGCAAATATCAAAGAAGCTCATTAAGGTTATTCCCAAACACAAAACTTATGTCGAGCCATTTGCAGGAGCTGCGGCAGTCTATTTCAAAAAGCCTAAAGACATTTCCGAAATAGAAGTCCTTAACGATAAAAACACCGAGATATCGTTCACCTATAAATACATTCAATCTGTAACCCCAGAAAAGATTTCAAGATTAAGACAATTTGATTGGAATCCCAATAGAGAGCGATTCTATAAATTAGTCAAACAACGTGAAGCAGGAGATTTCAAATCTAATGATGATAGATTCTTTAAATTCTTATACACAAACTTTCACTCATATGGTTGTGATAGAGACTCATTCGGCTATAAAGAAAGTGGTCCAGCCATTCTTGAGAGGATGGAAAAGACCAAAGAAAGATTAAAAGGTACTAAGATATATTCCCAAGACTACAAGGAAATTATAAAGAAGTTTGACGCCAAAGATACATTCTTCTATATTGATCCTCCTTACCCCGGTTCATGGAGAGGACGTTCATTAGATAAATGGACTCATGATACCTACAAAGAGCTTCATGGTGTTTTAAAGAACGTTGAGGGTAAGTTTCTGCTCTCAATGGGTAGAGACAAGGAATTAAAAAAGATATTTTCAGACTTCAAAATAGTAAGAATAAAGACCAGGCGAAATGTTGATAAAGTGCACCGGTTCTTTGAGTATGAATACTTAGTCTCTAATTTCAATCCCGAAGTAGAAGAACTCGCTGTAGAACTTTCTGAAAAAGAAAAACACGTTACTAACGGAATGTATTTAGTATCACCCCATGCCGAAATGATTTGGAGTGATGAAAAGTCTCTTATAATCAAAGCTAAATATTTCGATATAGAGAACGATCAATTCTTCATAGTGAGCGATGCAGAAGAAGGAAATGGTAAGTGTTACGGTATAATCGAAATAAACAGCATTGAAGAAATCAGCCCAGAACAATTTAAGAAACTTCACAATGTCCATAAAATATCAGATGAGGAAGTGGAAGAATGGTGGGGAGGAAAGAGAGATAAATACTATGCCTACACTTTTACTGTACTCAGTAGATTTGAAGAACCCAGAAAAGTAAAGGTGAAAAAAGGAATTCAGACCTTCATCCAAGGCATTGAGTTCTTATGGGACATTGAAACATTAATAGAAGATATTCGTGAATACAAACCAGAAAAGCCCAATAACGAGCAACTTATTGATGATTGGAAAATTATACGTATTGCTTATATAAATAAGTGGGGGATGAAACAAGTAAAAAATAAGCCAACATTATCTTTAGGAAATAGTTCGGTGCGTATGTCACTAGAAGATATCCTTAATCTAGCCAAGATAATACACGATGAAATAGTCAAACGAATTAAAGAAAAAAGAATGAAATATGATTTCGAGCCTGAAAAAATGGATATCCTTTCCAGAGAACTTTATTCAATAGTCTCAAAAAATTATCCAAAAATACACACAGAGCTTAAAGAAATGAAAGGCAAACTTACTAAGGAAGATTTTGATTTGTTCCCTAATGAGATTTCTTTAATAGAACGATATGTATGTGTAGGTGGTTCATCTGTAGATAAGCAAGATAAGAGGCCAGATGATATAGACCTTATAATCAGATTAGGTGATGCTGAAAACTTAAGGGATTTTTTAAAGAGAAATACTGCTGCAGAATTGAGAAAGTGTAATGAAAGAGCTCATCCATTTGCCGAAGTTCATGGGCCTGCTGGCGTTAGAATGCCAATGTATGACCTCAAGATGGTAAAGCGTAAATGGGAATCTACTGACATTGAAATGTCCGAACACGAGAAGGGTATTGAAATCATTGAGACAAAAGAAAAAGTGGAGTTGTTCAAACCAATTAAGCCAATGAAACCCAAGCATCGTTTCTATGAAGCTGACGATCTCTTAGATTATCTTTATGGAAAAACACCCGATGCCAAATACGGATTTGAATTAAAATTAAATGGGTTTCATTCTATAATAGAAAAGAGAGGGGATGAAGTTAAAATATATTCCGACCAAGGCAATGACATAACATTTCCTTTCCCCACAGCAGTCAAACAAGCTAAAGAGCTTTCAAAGAAAGACTTCATAATAGATTGTGAGTTTATACCTTTCAAAGAAGGAGAGCCAATGGGAAGAAACTATGCCGCCAAATATATCGGAGCAGTCAAGTCCAAGAAAGGTATTGACGATAAGGAGGTGAGGTTTTATGCTTTCGATTGTCTCTACTATGATAAGTCAATAGTGGATTTACAATGGTATGAGCGTAAGAAAATAATGCAGCAATTGAAGTTCAGCAAAGTCAATAACATAAAGTTTGTTCCTGCCTATATAGCCGATGATAAGAGTGAAGCCAGAGAATTGATTGAAAAATTAAAAGCGCCAAGAATGTCTGAAGGAGCAATAATAAAAAGAGTGAAAGCTCCCTATGCAATAGGAAAAGATTCTGATGCCTTGATAAAATTCAGATTAGAAACATTTCTTAAAACAGTAGTCTTGGATGCTTTGCCAGTTAAAGGAACTGATGCCAATAGATTTGTTCAGGGTATTTACTTAACAGAAAAGGAAGTCAAGTCAATACACCAAAAATATCTGACTGAATATGACGATAAACCAGTATTGAAACTCGGCAACACATTTAACACCTTGATAAAAGCGTCTAAAGGCGATATCATAAATATAAGGGTAGAAGAAGTTTGGCGTCATTCAAAAGGAGATCAGTATCATTATTCTCTTCACAAGCCCAATGTGGATTCTATATCTAAAACTAAATTGACCTCAACTATAGAAGATTTGGAAGATGCGGTAATGGCGAAAGGAGTTCAAGTAACAGAAAACTCAGAGAACGGCGTTCAGGACATATTATTATTCAAGGATGATAAGGAAGGTAAAGAAATAGAAGTTTCCGACTTTCCCAAGAGAATGCAAGAGAATTTTTTAGCTATAAAGAAGGAAAACAAGTGGATGCCTTTTTCGATGCAATGGCATTATCGTGGACATTCTATTTCAGATGAGGAAAGAGCTAAAGAGAATATTCCAGAGAAATACAAGTGGAAGCTTGATTCTCTTCATGTTGATGATAGGCATTTAGTTCCCAAGGGATATTTAGAGGGCATAACTATTTTAAGTCCCACATCAAGTAATCCCGAAATTAAAGATATACTCAAGAAGGAAGAGGATGCAAAGAAGGGGAAAATTAGATGTGTCCTGAAGTTGATAGAACCTAAAGATTGGATGAATGCCCAGGGAATAGCCAAAATAGGCGATCCGGGTTCTACTCCAAAAGCTCCGGGAGTATTCGTAATAGTCGCCAAAGGAAAATACACGATAGAGGAAGTTGACGATCATAGAGTAAGAATACATTACAAGTGTGACAAGGAATCGACAAATAAATCTGTCTTGAAAAAAGCAGAAAAAGAAGGAATCTATATAACAAGAAAACCACCAGCTCAATTGAAAGATTTAGATGGGGTTTGGCAATTTCAAATCGCTCATATTGGAGAGCGTCATATAATTCTCTTGAGACTAATGGAGGGCACAAAACAATTGAGTGATAAGTTAATGGAAAAAATACATCAGTTATTTAAAGAACCAGTTCGCTTTAGAGAGGTAAAAATAGAAGAAGTAGTGAAGATAGCGGAATTGTCTCAGGATGGAGAATCAAGACCATTTATCGCCAAGACTTTGGACAAATCAATTGGAACTGTCTACAATTATCAAAAGAAGTTAGATTTACTTTAAATCGCCTAACCAAGCCTACGTATAATATTCGAAAGTTATTCATATAATTATACGATATATTATACTATAGCACGGTTTTTAACAGTTCTCTAATTTTCTTCAAAGAAGATTGGATTTATTAATGTAGTTATACTAAATTAAATATTGAGATGGAAACTATTACAGATTCTCCTGAAAATGACCTTGAACTTGAGCTTTCAGAAAGAGGCCTGGAATCAGATGTAAAATTGCCTTATGTGCTGAGGAATCATGTTATTTTCAGCCCTGGTATTCACAATGATGTGGAGTATACTTCTCAGGTAATTAGGGAGGCGTTTCACAATACTACTTGGAATAAGCGATCTCGCTCTCTTTATTTAGATCACAAAGACGAATTCACTTTCGATCCCATTACCGGTAAGAGAACTAAACATATCGGTGCCAATGTTCCAGATTGGTGTGGAGAAGTGGACAATCTCAAACTCAATGATAATGGAGAAATTGTAGGAGATATCATTCTTGTAGACAAACCCACTGCTATGAAGATAGAATACGGCGCTAGATTCGGAGTTTCTCCACGTGGAAGTGGCGAACCAGATGGGACTGGAAAAAGAGTAAAAAGCCTAAACATAGATAACTGGTCTATTGTCATTAATCCTGCTATTAAAACTACATTCTTTAACATGGAAATTGTTCCACCAAAAATCAAGCTAACTAATAAAAATAACATGGAGGCAAAAAATACGATGAAAAAAGATGTAAAAGAACTTCAGGATGAAGGCAAAGATGAGGATAAACCAAAGGACACGCCAGAAGATAAACCAGAAGATAAGGGAGGCGAAGAATCTTCAGAACTCAAGTCTTTAACTGAAAAGGTAAATTCTTTAACTGAGAATATAAAGGAATTAAAGAAAGAAAAAGATGAAGAAGAACTAGCGAAAAAGAAGGAAGAGGAAGAAGAGTTAAAGAAAAAGAAAGATGATGAAGAAATACTAGCTAAGAAAAAGAAAGAAGAAGAGTTGAAAAACAAAGAAGATTATACACCCAAGAAATTGAGTGAGGAAGAAGAACTAGCTAAGAAAAAAGAGGAAGAAGAAGAGCTTAAGAAGAAAGATGAAGAGGAAGAACTCAAAAAGAAAAAAGAGGAATACCCCGATGAGAAAATGAGTGATGAAGAGCTAGAGCAGTTTATGGACGAAGTTATGGATAATTCCGACTGGACTGACTTTGTTAAGAAAGGAAGAAAAGAAGGTAA